CCGGCGCATTGAATACTTGTAATGGGTATTATCTTAACGACCATTTATACAAGTAACTGAGTGGGAGGATGTCGTAATGAGGAGCAGGTACAGAGAGAAGTATTATGTCTGTGGTGATTATCTTGAGCTGAATGTATATCCAGTGTATAAGACAGCTCGATACAGAAGGAGAAAAGCAAAAGCTACAAGTGAGTGTCAGCAGAAAGTGAATCAGATGAACGCAGAGAACAAGTGCATAAGACTTGCTCATGCTAACTTCAATCAGGAAGACATGAAAGTTGACCTGACATATGACAATGGACATCTTCCCGGGGATGATGAAGCTGCTGCAAGAGAGCTTGCAAATTTCTTCAGGAGAGTGAAAAGGTATAGAGCAAGCAAGGAATTGCCGGAGCTCAAGTACATAGCTGTTACCGAGAAAGGAAAACGTACAGGCCGATATCATCATCACCTAATCATCAGCGGCGGATTGTCTCCACAGGAAATAATATCACTCTGGGGAAAGGGATATGTCAGAACAGACGGCCTGCAATTCAACGAGAACGGCATAGCAGATCTGGTGAAGTACATTCTCAAGAAATCGGTTGCATCAGGCAAGCGGTGGAATGCATCCAAGAACCTGATACATCCAGAGCCGAAGCAGAGAGACGGTAGACTTTCCAAGAGAGCTGTTCAGGAGCTGGCAAAGGATCCGGAGAATAACCGGGAGTACGAACGATACTATGATGGCTATTATCTTGCAGAGGCAAGAAGAGTTTATAACGATATCAACGGCGGAGTGTATATATACGCAAGATTTTACAAGAAGGAGGCGGAGTTTTGCAGGGAGAAGAAGCGGAGCAGGTCACGCTGTTCCAATGGGCAGAGCTTGCAAAGATGAAGTATCCGGAGCTTGAGCTGATGTATCATATCCCGAACGAGGGAAAGCGCAGTCCTGTCATGGGAGCAAGGATGAAGCGTGCCGGATTGAAGAACGGCGTCCCGGATGTGTGTCTGCCTACAGCTCATGGAGGATACATCGGATTGTACATCGAAATGAAGTACGGAAACAATAAACCGACAGAATCGCAAAAGAAGTGGCTCAGAGCTCTCCGGGAACAGGGACATATGACAGCGATATGCTATAGCTGGGAAGAAGCGAAGCGACTGATAGAGCAGTATCTGAAGCTTCCTCCGACAGCAGCGAAAGGAGAATCAGAGAGTGGGTAAAGGAAGATGTTTTTATGCAAATGCAGCAGATGTATGTACAGTGCTTATGGGAACGAGCTGTACCGGCTTCAAGTCGATATGTAAGTTTCACAAGACGGAGCAGGAACATAACGATGCGCTGAATAAAGCGATTGGGCTCAACAGGGAAAAAGGAAATTGTAATCACTGCAAGTATCGTGCCACAAAATGCAGCATGATCGGAATGGAGGATGAGAGTATTGACAACGAAAGAGTATCTTGAAATAGCAACAGGCCTCGATAAGAGGATAGCATCCCTGTCTGACAGGGTTATCATGCTAAGGATAAGAGCGGAAAGTATTACACCGTCATATGGAGGAGTAGCCTCAGGAGGTTCAGGAAATCAGGGCAAGGTATCGAGCTCAGTAGAAGCTATGGTAGATTTTGAAAATGAGATCAGGCAGATCAGGGACGAGTTCGTTAAGTTCAGGAGCAGGATAGAATTTGAGATACAGCGCATCCCGAATAATATCTATGCAACATTGCTTGAAGAGAGGTACATCAAGGGAGAACAGTGGGAAATCATCACGGAAAAACTTGCATACAGCGATGTGAAATACGTCCGTGAAGTTCTTCACAGCAGGGCTTTAGCGGAATTTGATAAAATTACCCCCGAAAACACCCGTTTTGTCCCTTTTATTCTCCGCAGGGATAGTGTATGATGATATCACAGGGAGCAGGCGGAAAGCTTGAGACCGGAATTTCCTGTAATTTGCCTGCTTCCTTACATCCTTTCCTTTCTTTTGTTCTACATTTTGGCATTGTTTATTTTCCACTGCCGGAAACGGCAGGCTTTTGGCAGAATAGAGCAGTGGCAGCTCGCAAGGCTCATAACCTTGAAGTCGCTGGTTCGAGTCCAGCTTCTGCAACCACAGGCGGAAAGCCTGGCACCCTGACAGTGCGCTGAATACATGGACCCACTCAGAAACATCCATACACAGAAGCTCTCCAATAGGAGGGCTTTTGTGTTACCCCTAAGGAGGATAGGACGACCATGAAAAAAGCCTGCCCTTATTGTGGGCGGATACACGACAGGAAATACATATGCGATAAAAAGCCGCAGATACAAAAGAGGCAGAAAAGCAAAGAGGATGTTTTCCGCTGGTCTTATGACTGGAAGGTCATGCGTGAGTATATAATGCGTCGTGACAGATGTCTGTGTGTTGCTTGTTTCAACAATCTTCCCGGAACGATACGGCGCTTGAATAACGAAGATCTTTCAGTCCATCACATACGACCACTGAAAACAAACTTTGAACTGCGTTTAGATGAAAAAAACCTGATAACTTTGTGCCGTTTTCATCACGAAATGGCAGAAAACGGAGAAATTTCTGCGGAAAGATTGTTAAAAATCTTGTGAAATATCCCCCCCGGAGGGTATATTTTTTTAAAAAGAAGGCAATTATCCAACGACGCCCCCCTCTGTAAACAAAAAATTCCCTAAATGAAAGGTCGTGATACGATGGGAAGACCGGCTATGAGTGCTAAAACAACGTCAAAGCACCTTACGAAAGCGGAGACAGAGGCTAAATCCAGCACCGAAGAGAAGCTGCGAGGCAAGGCTGATAAGCTCAGGCCTCCCAAGTATCTGACCACTGCTCAGAAGAAGATATTCAAGTTCATTGTCCGGGAGCTGGAAGGCAGTGAGATCCTTGGGAACCTTGATGTCTATGTACTGACCGAATGCAGCATAGCTCTGGATCGTATGCAGGAGATAGAGAGCCGCATCAACGAGGAGTTCGACCAGATCACAAGTGCCGTTCTGATGTCTGCAAAGGATAGATATACCAAATCCTTTTTTCGCTGTTGTAATGAACTTTGTCTCAGTCCTCAGAGCAGGGCGAAGATGGGCAATCTCAACCTACAGGCAAAGGAAGAGAATCCGCTGCTGAAGGTGTTGAGTGATGATGAATAGGGACTGGTACATGGACTATGCGGAGCACGCTGTAAGAGCTATAAAGCTGGAGCAGGACTGGCTTGAGCTCCGGGGATGGATAACTAAAAACGGCAGGCATATCCTTATTGGCGAAGATGAGAGTACGGGTGGAGCTGCGAGAGGCTCAAAGAAACTTTACAGTAACGGCGGTGCAAAGCCTAAGAAATGTGTTGACAAATCTGAGAAAAGTGGTATAATTAAAGCAACAGAAAAACAGCGTAAACAATTTATCAATGAAATAAAAGGAACGAGAGCAGCAGATGGAACCGTAATAAAATCTATGATTCCACATAGTGCTGACAGAATGATTGAGCGAGGAATATCACCTGAAACCGTGAAGGACGTTTTAAGCAATCCTACAAGCATATATCCGGGTAATAAGCCTAATCGGAAATGCGTTCAAAAAGGAAATATCAGATTAGTTTATGAGACTTCTGGGCTGATGATTACAGCTATACATCTGGAGGATTTATAAATGAAAACTTTAAATTCAAAACAGCTTGAATTCCTTAAAAATGAATTCGGGATAACTAAAATTGATTATTCCAATAAAAAAGAAGTTGAAGAAATCCGTTTGAAGTGCTTTGATATAGAAACTGATGAATGTTACGATCGTCATATGGCTGGGGAGGATACTTCATCGTCCATTGGTGAACGAGGTGACATAGCTGTTTCTATTATCGACGCTCTTTATGATATTATTCATACTGTAAAATAATCGATTAAACCGTTCTCATAGAGGACGGTTTTCTTATACCCATTTGTGCAGTCAACTGCACTGAAAGGAGCTGACAGCAATTGACATAGTAGATAACAGCAGAGCCTATAAATACGCTATATGGTGCGTAGAGCCGGATAATAAGAATGTCGGACGCTATGTAAAGCGACAGGCTCAGCTCTGGCTTGATATAGCGGACGGAAATAACAAGAGCGCTTATGTTTGTGAAAAGCGCTGGAAGAAGATAACGAAGCTGCTGAAGATCATTATGCACCCTGATCTTGGACATTCCATGTACGAGGGGCTTGAAGATTATGCAGTTCTTTTTATATACGCCCTTTTCTGCACCAAGCGCAGAAAAGATAATCTCAGATATTATGAAACTGGTCTGTTAGAGATCGCACGAAAGAACTTCAAGACGTTCACTTCGGCGGTCATTTTTATTATAGGCCTTCTGACTGAGCCTCAGTTCAGCCGCTTCTTCAGTGTTGCGCCTGATCTGAGGCTTTCCAGTGAATTACAGGTAGCGGTCAAGAAGATAATCAAATCCAGTCCCTGCCTTGCAGACGAGAAAGTATTCAAGCTTCTGAGGAAAGAGATACGCTGCAAGCTGACTGACTCAGAATATACTCCTCTTGCATATTCACAGGACAGAATGGATGGTAAGCTTGCAAATATGTTCCTGGCGGATGAGTGCGGAGCAATGGATAACTACCCGATAGAAGCAATGCGTTCCTCGCAGATAGTTCTGAGGGAGAAGCTCGGTATCATCATATCGACACAGTACCCTAACGAGAACAACGCTATGCTTGAGGAGATAGACAACGCAAAGAAGATACTTGACGGGCTCCGCAGCGGCAAGGTGTTTGCTTTGCTTTACGAGCCCGATGACGAATACAAGACCGGCGATATGTGGATGACATCTGACATAGCGCTGTATCAGGCTAATCCTGTTGCATATGCTCATGAATACGTTATGGATGATCTCAGAGAGAAGCGACAGGCTGCTATCAACTACGAGAATAAGCGTGAAAACTTCCTCTGTAAGCACATGAATATCCTATACAAGGGACTTGGTGTTGAGGGATTTGTTGAGATAACAAAGGTCAGGATGTGCAGTTCTGCTCCGGATGTTGAGTTCTGGAGCGGCAGACAGGTATATATCGGGCTTGATCTCTCTCAGACGGATGATAATACATCCGTTGCAATGGGCACATACGACCCGGAGCAGGATGTTATCTTCGTCAAGGTCTGGGGATTTATACCGGCTGACCGCATCGACGAGAAATCTCAGCGTGAAAAGGTTGACTACAGGAAGCTTATAGAGCAGGGAGAATGTTTTGCCTGCGGTGATGAGGTCATTGATTATAGTTTTGTTGAGCGGTTCATACAGTCCCTGCCGGAGCAGTATGGAGTGGAGATAATGCAGCTCGGCTTTGACCGCTACAATGCTATCTCAACGGTACAGAAGCTTGAAAGCGGAGAGGAACCTATCGAATGTGTCGAGATAAAACAGCACAGCAGTGTGCTGCATCGTCCTACTAAGCTTCTCAGAGAGCGGATCCTCAGTCAGAAGTTCCGTTATGATGCAAGTCTAATGCTTGAGATCAACTTCGAGAATGCCCGATGCACCAAGGATACAAACCTCAATCAATATGTAAACAAGAAAAAGTCCGCCGGCAAGGTAGATATGGTCGTATCGATCATAAATATGCTCTATCTCTTGCAGGTGGACGTTCTTGATAATATTAATGACAGCTTCGGATGTCAGATAATATGAAGGGAGTGATAAAAATAGGATTTTTCAGAAAAAGAAAAAAGCAGGAGATCAGAGCGGATACCGGTGCGAATAACGAAGTCTCTATACTGACATTCTTCGGTATTACAGGAGAGCTTACCAGGGAGGCGGCACTGAGCATACCGACAGTTTCAGCCTGTATCAACAAGATAGGTGAAACGATATCACGCCTTCCTGTAAAGCTTTACCGCAGGGACGAGGAGCAGGTCACGGAGATATTTGACGACAGCAGGCTGAAACTGCTGAATGGCAATACCGGAGACACTCTCAGCACTGTGGATATGTGGAAGGCGGCGGTAGAGGATTATTATCTCGGCAGTGGAGCATGGATATTTGTCAACAGCGATATGTTGAGAGTACGGAGTCTGCATTATATCGACAGCCGGAACGTGAGTATCATGTGCAATACAGACCCTATATTCAAGGCATTCAGAGTGCAGGTGAATGCACAGATGTACTACGATTTCCAGTTTATCAAGCTGCTGAGAAAGACACGGGACGGATATACCAATATCCCGTTGCAGGAGGAAGCCTCCTCGGTGATGTCAGCGGCCTGGAACGCTCTGAAACTGGAAAATATGATGAATTCCAACGGCGGATGCAAGCCCGGCTTTCTGAAAGCAAAGAACCGTCTTTCTGATGCCGCAATAGCAGCTATCAAGGAAGGCTACCGGGAGGTCTATGACAATGAGCAGAAGCGTGACAAGATAGTTGTGCTCAATGACGGAGTAGACTTCGAGGCGATATCTTCTACAGCGGCAGAGCTCCAGATGAACGAGAACAAGAAGACCAACAGCATAGAGATATGCAAGCTCTTTGGATTCCCTCATACAGTCATTGACGGCGGTGCCTCTGATGATGACAACAAGAAGTTCATATCTGCGGTGATAGCTCTCCTGAATCAGATCGAGACAGAACTTGACAACGTTCTTCTGCTTGAATCAGAGAAGGAGCAGGGCTATTACTGGGCGTTCGACACGAAGGAGCTTACACGAGGCAGCATGAAGGAGCGTTACGACGCTTACGAGGTGGCGGTCCGGAATAATATCCTCCAGATAGACGAGATACGCCGTGAGGAGGACTATGAGCCCCTGGGCTTCAACTTCATCAAGCTTGGTCTACAGGATGTTCTTCTTAATCCTGAGACAATGGAGGTATATACGCCGAATACCGGACAGACAAAGAACCTGCTTACCGGCGAGGACAGAGCGGAGGATATTGAACTGCGGTATCGTCAGTACATTCAGGGACCTGACGGAAAAATGCAGGGTAGCAGGAGTGTGGGCGGCGGAGGAGGTCGAAAGCTCTATCATCACGATCCTGATACCGGCGGTGGCGGAGGAAAATCCGCAAAAAAGGTTGACAAATCTGAGAAAAGTGGTAAAATAGAGAAAAGACCGAAATCCCAAAAGATTGGCACAAAGGAAAAAACGAGGCTTGAACATCAAATAGCAAGTGATTTTCCTAACTTAAAGCCAGGTCAATCTATGAATTATGAAAACCGAAATCACTTTTATCAATTCACAACGATAGAAACAGGGAAATATCATTTTACTTATAAGATAGCACTTGAAGGAAACCAAGACGTTATCAATAAAATCAGGAAAGGGGAACTTTAATGGATAATAAACTCACAAAGAGTGAAGAAAAACTCATAAAATCCATGCGTTCTTTGAAGTATGGCGAAACTCAAACTCCTGAATATGCTGAAAAGGATAAAAATAACGGCATAATAATTGCTTATTTAACAGCACATCAGTTTGAATGTGCTGACGAAATGCTTGCGGTTGTTGAAAAAAATAAAGACAAGACTTTTCAGGAGGTTATGGAAGCACTCAAAAACGAAGGATTTTTCCCTGAACCTGAAATCGTTGATGATGATGAACTTGACGATGATGAAAAATAACTAATTAACCGTTCTCATAGAGATCGGTTTTCTTATACCCATTTGAAGGAGTTGATAAAATGAAAATCGAAGTAAGAGCTGACGGCCTGCATATAAGCGGATACGTCAACGTCACAGGCAAGCTCTCACGTCCGGTGATAACACCGAGAGGAAAAGTCCTTGAGACTATCGAGGAGCGAGCTTTCGGCGAGGCAATAAAAAAGAGCGGAGATGTATCTGTCCAGCTCGATCACAACGCCGGTCATGCTTATGCAAGAACATCAGATAATACACTCACATTGAAGGAGGACGCTATCGGACTTCATGCTGATGTTCTTATAACAGATAAGACAGTCATTGAAATGGCTCGCAAAGGCAAGCTGAGAGGCTGGTCTTTCGGTATGTACAATGTACAGGACGAAATGGAGAGCAGAGGCGACGACGAATTGCCAATCAGACACGTCAAGAGCTTCCTGCTTGACCATGTATCACTTATCAAGGATAAGATTCCCTGCTATGCAGCAACATCTGTTGAGTGCAGAGCTGGTGAGGATATCGATATCGAGCAGCGTGCTCTTGATGTCGAGCCGGAACTGGTAATCGAGAACAAGCCGGATTATTCGGATTATGAAAATAGGCTGAAAATGCTTGAATAATCCATTTGTGCATTCAACTGCACACTGAATATGTTAAAAAGCACCGTAACAGGTGCTATTTTTATACCCAAAATAAGGAGGAAAAATAATGAAAAAGCTTATCGAAAGAAGAGCCGGACTTGTAGTTCTTCTCAATTCCATGCTGGAAGCTGTAAAGACCGAGAACAGAGCCTTTACAGAAGAGGAGGCTAAGAAGTTTGACGAGACAGAGGCTGAGATCAAGCAGCTTGATGCTACTATCAAGGCCGAGGAGAGAGCAAAGGGAATATCCGAGATCAAAGTGCCGGAGGCAGCTCCTAAGGCAGATCAGCTCACACAGGAGCAGATCGAGGAAAGAGCCTTTGCTGATTTTATCAACGGCAAAATAACAGAAATGCGATCAGGCGAACAGAACATCGACTGGACAAATGGTGCTTCAACAGTACCGACTTCAATTGCTAAGCGAATTATCGATGCAGCTGTAGATATGTGTCCTATCCTTGCCGGTGCTGAGGTGTATCACGAAAAAGGAGTCCTCAAGATTCCAAAATGGACGAAAGCAAACAGCACACATGATGTGACAGTAGCCTATGCAACTGAGTTCACTCCACTGACAGCTGATAGTGGTAAGTTCACATCAGTTGATCTTGGCGGATACCTTGCTGGTGCTCTTGTTCTTATTGGCAAGAGTGTTATAAATAGTTCTGCAATCAATGTAACACAGTTCGTAATAAATAAGATCGCTGAGAAAGTTGCACAGTTCCTTGAACAGGAGCTCCTTAAAGGCTCAGGATCAAGTGCAGCTCAGGGAGCTGTAAAGACAAGTAACGTAGTTACTACAGGTACAGCTCTTACCATAGGACTTGATGATCTCATTGCACTTCAGGCAGCAGTTAAGCAGAAGTATCAGAAGAATTCCTGCTGGACAATGACATCAAACACTTTCACAGCACTTAAGCAGCTCAAAGACGGTGATAACAGACCGCTCATTCAGCCGGATGTTACAGCAGAATTTCCGTTCCGTCTTCTTGGAAAGCCTGTTCATCTTTCTGATAATATGGATGAGATCGGCGGCAACAAGCTTGCTATCCTTTACGGTGATTACAGCGGACTCTCTGTAAATTTCCGTGAAGATATCGGTATTGAGATCCTCAGAGAAGCATATCACGCTCAGCACGCTATCGGTATCGACTGTTGGTTTGAGTTTGACTCTAAGGTCACAGACGAGCAGAAGCTTGCAGTTCTCAAGGTAAAGGCATCATAATCATATACAGCGGACAGGAGTGTTCCTGTCCGCATAATACTTTAAGAAAGGCGGTAGAGTTATGAAGATAAGCGAGCTCACACCGGAGATAGTAAAAGATTACTGTGGTATCTCTGACAATGACAGTGATGATATCATCACAACACTCATATCTGCCGCAAAGGCATATATCAAAGGCTATACCGGGCTTGATGCTTCTCAGTGCGACGCTCATGAAGATCTCACGATAGCCTGCATGGTACTTGTCAACGATATGTTCACGCAGAGAGAATACACTCTCAGCCTGCACCGGCAGGTAGCTCCCACGGTAAAGACCATACTCAGTATGTATGCTGTGAATCATCTGGGGTGATACTATGGCATACAACAAGAAGATCGAGATACAGTACTATACTGAGGAGCAGGATGATATCGGAAATGATATCCCCGTGTGGACTACTCTTTTCAGGCCCTGGGCAGAGGTCAACTGCACCGGCGGAAAGGAGTACTATGCGGCAGCTCAGGTCAATTCCGAAAACGATATGCTTTTCAAGATTCGGTATTCCTCCTGCATGGAGGGAAAACTCCCTTCTGAGTTGAGAATAGTTTACAAAGGCCTTATCTATGATGTCAAGCATATAGACGACTTTATGGAGCAGCACAGGGAGTTTGTCATAAGAGCTCGCCAGCTTAACGGAGGGGTGAACGATGAGCAATAGCATATCTCCTGATAAGCTTGTTGAGACACTTATCGATTACTGCAAAGGATTTACAGAAGAGATCCGGGAAAAGGTCGGAGATGATATCGCGGAGATCGGTAAGGAGACCGTTTCAGAAGTCAGGGAGCTTTCTCCGGTGTACGAAGGCGATAATAAAAATACTCCGAGAGGCGCCTATCGCCGAAACTGGGATTATATCATTGAAAAATCCAGAGGGACGATCAATGTTATAGTTCATGTCAAGGGAAAGCATTATCGACTGACACATCTTCTTGAACACGGTCACCTAAACCGTGACGGAACAACAAGGTCAAAGGCTATACCTCATATAAGCATTGCTCAGGAGCACGCCAATAAGAAAGCTGAAAAACTTCTGGAGGACTTGTAATGGAGCTCAGTGAAATCAAAGCAAAACTCAGCACGATAGGCATACCGGTGGCGTATATGAAGTTCAGCAAGCCTCAGAAGCTGCCGTTTATGGTATACTACGAATCGGGAGCGGAAGTTAAGGGAGCAGATCACTATAATCTGATACGTGATGTGAACATTACAATAGAACTTTACACTGCCGTGAAAGATGTTGCTCTCGAAAGAGAGATAGAAGCTCTCTTCCGTGACAGGGAGATAGAGCGGTCAGTTGATACATACCTTAAGGATGAAAATATGTTTATGGCAGTTTTTTCATTCAATACTATACAGCCCATAGAGGAGGAATAACAGTGAAAAAAGAAATCAACCGTATTGCACTTGGCTCAGTAGATATCTATATGACAGAGTGCAGCAGCAATTCAATATCTGATATCCCGGCGGATAACGTTATTGAGGTCGAAGCTAACCTTATAGGAAGAACAAAGGACGGTGGCGAGCTCAGCTACACGACAGAGTTCTATGATGCAAAGTCTGATGACGGAAAGGCTGCAAGATCTGATATGACTGACGATTCAGCGACTCTTTCTTTCGGCCTTATCACATGGAACGGCGATACTATCACAAAAATAGTACCCACAGCTTCGGCAACGGTGAGCGGAGGCAGGAGACGTACACTTATTGGCGGCATAGCCAATAAGGATGATAAGACATATATCATCCGTGCTGTACATAAGGACAAGGTCAAAGGTGATATAAGATATACGATGATAGGAAGAAATGTCAACGGATTCGCAGCTGCATATAAGCCTGGAGCTGAGACTACGATTACACCAGAGATTAAGGCAGAGCCATTCGATGACGGACATCTTATCGTAATGGATGAAGACGATGTTGTAGGTATCTCGCTCAGCCAGCACAAAACAACGGTTGCAGAAGGCTCTACAGTAGCTCTTTCTGCAACTACTTCTCCAGTTGGCAGGACTGTGACCTGGAGCTCAAATGATACAGATAACGCAACTGTATCGAACGGTACTGTTACAGGTGTTGCAGAGGGCACAGCAACTATCACAGCATCGATCACAGTAGACGGAACAACATATACAGATTCCTGTACTATCACTGTAACGGGAACAGAATAATAAGTATCAGGGCAGGAGAATAATCCTGCCCTGTTTTTGCAAAGGAGAATGAATATGAGACGATTCAAATTTACTCTTGATAACGGAACAAGATTAACTATCAAGCCCCCTACGCTCAGACAGTATTATAAAGGGCTTATGATTGCAAAGACTGATCCTCAGCTCTTTCGTTCGATAGCTGAGATATGCAATGCCAACGATGAGGGAATACCCATTACAGAGGAATATGTTATCGATAATTTCAATACAGATGATCTGTCAAACTTCCTTAGGGAGCTTCCTGCATGGGTGAAAGAGGAGAGAGCGTCAGACCCAAACTCGTAATGCCTTATTATCCGGATGCATCGGAAAATAAGGCTTACTTCAATAATCCTTCAGCAGATGTCAAGATAGTATCCGATTATACCCGGCTTGATTTCAACGCAGTTGAAGATATGGAGATATTCGGTTATTACGGTTATCTGCATGATGCTGTTGTATGGAATTGCAGCCGAAGCGAAGCTGGGAAGGAGTATCTCGAAAAGGCATATAATCACAGTCAGACAGAACCTGACAGAGACAAACTCAGATCCGGACAGAATGCCGGTGTGATCGGAGGCAGATATGGCAAGTAAGAAAAGAAAAGGTATAACCATTGAAATAGGCGCCGATACCTTAGGACTGGATAAAGCTCTTAAAGGTGTTGAGCAGTCCAGCAAGAAAGCTTCCGACGAGCTGAGAGAAGTAAACAAGGTAATTAAGACCAGCGGTGACTCCGCCACACTCTGGAAGCAGAAGCAGGAATTATTAACGACAGCACTTGAAGAGAGCAAGAAGAAGCTCGATCTGCTTGAATCGGCCCAGGAGCAGGTAAACAGGCAGCTTGAAAACGGAGCGATAAACGGCGATCAGTACCGTGCTTTCCAGCGAGAAGTTGAAAATGCCCGTGGAGAGGTCAAGAAGTACGAGACCGGTCTTCATGAGGCAAATGACAAGGTCAAGGAACTGGGCGATAATTCTGATGATACTGCAAAGGATATAAAGGAACTTGGTGATAAAGCAGATGATACCGCTAACGGCGGAATATCTGCAATGACTGTAGCTCTTGGTAATCTTGTTTATGACGGTATCAAATTGGCTGCTGGGGAGCTTAAGGACTTCACAAAAGATGTCATAGAAACAGGCTCACAGTTTGAAGCGGGTATGTCAAAAGTCGGTGCAATATCAGGAGCTTCCGCTGAAGATATCGAAAAGCTTACAGCCAAAGCGGAAGAAATGGGCGCAACAACTAAGTTCACCGCTTACGAATCTTCTGAGGCATTTGAATATATGGCAATGGCAGGCTGGAAGACAGAGGAGATGCTCGGAGGCATAGAGGGCGTGCTTAGTCTTGCAGCAGCTTCCGGAGCAGATCTCGGAACAACATCGGATATTGTAACAGATGCTATGACTGCATTTGGTCTGAGTGCTAATAATGCCGGACATTTCGCTGATGTTCTTGCAGCAGCTTCATCCAATGCGAATACTAACGTTACAATGATGGGAGAAACATTCAAGTATGTTGCTCCTGTAGCCGGAGCTATGAAGTATTCGATCGAGGATACAGCTGAAGCTATCGGACTTATGGCGAATGCCGGTATCAAGTCTACGCAGTCAGGTACAGCTCTTCGCTCTATCATCACACGACTTTCTACTGATGCCGGAGCAAGCAAGAACAGCCTGGGTGCTCTTGGAACTTTGACTGAGGAACTGGGAGTACAGTTCTTCAATACCGACGGATCTGCAAGAGCTCTCGGTGATGTACTTGCGGAGACACGTATCAAGTGGCAGGATCTTACCGCAGAACAGCAAACTTCCTACGGTAAAACAATTGCCGGAACTAATGCACTGTCTGGCTGGCTTGCTTTGATGAATGCGGCTCCTGAAGATGTAAACAAACTTTCCGGAGCTATACGGAATTGTGACGGAGCAGCAACGGATATGTCCACCACAATGATGGATAACCTTCAGGGAGACATGACGCTCTTCAGCAGCGCTGTTGACGGCGCAAAGATACGTCTCGCTAAAGAACTGAATCCGGCTATGAGAGATGTGGTCCAGTACATGACAAAAAATGTTCCAAATGCTGAGAAAGCAGTATCCGGTTTATTCAAAAAAGGCGCTGAAGGTATCATATTTGTTATCAAGCACCTTCCGACAGCAATATCATTGCTGAAAAAGGCAACTCCAATTATTGTCGGTGTAGGAACTGCTTTTGCAGCATGGAAAATAGCAGGAACAGTTGATAAAGCCGTAAAGTCTATATCAGCGTTGAATACGGTTATGCTTGCTAATCCTGCCGTAGCTGTAACAGCAGGAGTTGTAGCACTTACAGCGGCTATAACTGCGCTTGCTATCGCATCTAAGGAGGCAGGAGATGAAGAATTATCAATTGCTGATGAAGTAGCAAAGAAATACGAGGCAGAGCATCAGGCTGTTGATGATCTCCGCAGTAGCATGAATTCAATGAAGGACGATTTCAACAATCGTGCAAATGACATTGAAAGTGAATCTAAGCGTACAGAGGACCTTTGGAAAGAGCTTGACGAACTTGCAGATTCTACCGGAAAGGTCAAAGACGCTGATAAAAAGCGTGCAGAGTATATCCTCGGTGAGCTCAGTGAAGCTTTGGGCAAAGAGTATACAATGACTGGTAACCAGATCGACCGTTACAAAGAAATGGAAGCCGAGATAGATACTCTTATCGAGAAGAAAAAGGCAGCTGCCATGCTTGATACATTCATTGAACAGGATGCCGAATATACCAAAGCACAGAAAGAGTCTCTCGAAGCATATGAGCAGGCAGGAGTGAAGTATGAGGAAGCAACTCTTGAAATGGATAGAGCACGAGAAAACTTCATGCGCCTTCGTGATTCGGGTTATCACATAGTTACTGATGAAGCAAATGGAATATATCTTCCAAGAGATTATGACGATGATTCATTATTCAAATTCTTCACGGACTATAAGAAAATTGGAAATGACAGCACAATCCTTGAACTTGCAGACAGTTTCCTTACAGCCCAGGCTAATGCAAGAGAGAATTTTGAAATAATGAATGGTCAGAAAAGTAATTATCAGAAAGCTATTGATTATCAGCAGAAGCTTCACGATGCCGAAACTGCATATGCTCAGGGTAATTACTCTGACGTGTCGAATATCCTTTATAGTTCTAACAATGATGCTGCATTACTGGAAGCAGAGACGGATCTTGAAAGAAGAAATGCCATATTTGCAGATATGCTGAAGAAGTCAAAGCAGGGCATTGAGCTCGCATTGAAAACAGAAAGTAAGTATGCAGTAAAGGATGCTGTTGAAGCTTTCAATAAAACGGTTGAAGCCGGACAGGTTGCAAGCGTTGATATCGGCAAGGCGTTCAAGGAGAACTTTGGTGATGAGATACAGGTCATGCTTGATAAAGGCTGGGATATAACAGATCTTTCAATCTGGGCAGCTGACAGTGGTATTGATATCGGAGACATTTTCAAGGACGATTACAAGACAGTAGTTCAGAAGCAGATCGACAAGGGCTTTGATATACGGAATCTTGTTATCTGGGGAGCAAACTCCGGAGCAACCACCGGAAGCAATTACGATGAAAAATTTGAACAGAGTGTTCAGGATGCTCTTGATAACTTCTATCCTGATGCAGATGCTCTTATGGACTGGGCACGGGAAAAAGGTATGGCTATCGGAGAAGTGCTTGGTGAAAAGATCGGCGAATACTGCATACCTGATATTGCTGATAAGATTGGAGAATTTGCATCAGTAACCACCATCAGTAGTGCATGGGATGCTCAGCTTGCAGCACAGGGAAGATATAGAACTGGTGTCCGCTTTATGGCAGATGGCGGATATCTCCGAAGCGGACAGGCAGTAGTCGCAGAAGCAGGCCCGGAGCTCCTGGAGATAATGAACGGCGGAGTAAAGGTAACACCGCTCACGGGAACGTCCAGGAATACTCCTGTACAGAGTTCCGGAGCAGGTCAGAAGATAATATCGATCACCAACAAGATATATGCTACGGTATCAGGTAAGTATGATGTCAGAAGACTTGCCGAAGATCTTGCAGCGGAGGAACGCTTATTAGAATCAGCGAAAGGACTGTGATATGAGCAGATTTATATTCAACGGTCACGACAGTGACGATCTCGGAATAATGATTAGGAAGCCGATAGTGCGCCCGACATGGGGCAACGAGTATGCAGAAGCAGCACTTGCCGGCGGTCTGAGAAAGCTCATGCAGAAGTCAAACTATTATGACAATGCAAGTCTTACGATAGAGACATATGTGCATGAAGCTACACAGGAAAAAATGAGACAGATATACAGTGCGCTCAATGGAGAGGGCAAGCTGTGGATATCAACTGCTCCGGATGAATACATAGACGTTATCATGTCTCCTTTGATACCTGAGACGGTAGCTCTGCTCTCTGCGGAGCTGCCGATAAATATGACCTGTCTGCCTTTCGCCTACGCCGTATCACCGACAGAGCTCGATCTTACAGATGCGACGGACTATACAACTGTACCGAATGCAGGGACGATGTATTCTGCTCCTGAGATAAGCTTTGTCCCAACAGCGGAGCAGGTAACGGTAAACGTCAATGGTAAGGAATTCATTGTGTCAGGTTTATCGGAGCAGGTATCAGGTCAGAATACAGTAATTATAGACTGTGATCTTGAAGTAGTATACTACATTCAGAGCAATCAGAAAATCGATATCACGTACAAGTCAAAATACAACTTTCCTCTGCTGCATACCGGAGACAACTATATCAAGCATGACGGAAACATCAGCAGCATGACAATCAATGTGAAAGAGAGGTGGCTGTGATGACAGGAACAGGCACACAGGCAGATCCGTATATAGTTGATAACTGGCCGGACTTTGTAACGGCAGTCGGAACATATGATGCATACGTTGAGTTTCCGGACGGTGGCGGCGTTATTGATATGAACAATGTCGCACCTACTGGAATACCAGAAATAACTTTGGCTTGTGCATCCATAAAAGGTAATGATTGGATTATTCAAAACTTATATTGCAAAGGACATAGGGGATTATCAACTGCCTACGGTAAGTATGTAAGCGTAAACAAACTGCACTTTTTAAACTTCTATTTTGATGACAATGGAGCATATGATTCTCATGGTATAATGCTTTTTGGCAATAGTGATGACGAACGTCAGGGGTACTATTTTAGTGAATGTCGTTTTTCAGGGATTGCCAATTGTACATTTCAAAGTTCTGATGCTGTAGAACGTAGAAATGGGTTATTTCGGCAAGGCAACTTCTGGGAAATATGCAGATTAATACGCT